TCAACTCTGTCATTGCTATAGTTCATTTTGTTCCAAGATGCATATGAACCATACCCGCTACCAATACCTTCACCATTATTTTTAAGGATACCACGTAAAGCTTGAAGTTGAGCAGCGGTTGATACTACACCTGAAGCAGAGTTCCAACCGGCAGAAAGACCCGATCCAGCGGTCAGACCACCAAATGCACCGAGGGTCCAACCGCAACCACCGAATGATGCTACTGGCTCTTGGAACATGGCTTCGGTGTAATTGCTGCTGGCGTAAGAACTGGATGCACCAGAGAAACCATAATTAGAGCGCATGGCAAAAATTAGGCCTGTTGGAGCGGTCATTGGTTGAACACCACAGATATCATATGCCATTAGATTCGGCATAGCACGACGAATCAATGAAATGAGTACTGGGTCATAACCAGATACTGATCCGGTGTTATAACCAGTTGAGGTGGATGGACCACCTAAGTTATTGCCACCACCCATATCTTCATAGAGGTGTTGTTGACGAACGGCTTGCTCTTGGTTCTCTAAAAGAACAGCAGTAACCTTTTTACGATAATCATCCTTGATAGCAGGAAGAGCCTCATGATTGAGGACGGGATTCCATTTTTCTGTTAAAATATCATACGGTGTGTTTTCTTGAAATTGCATAGTAGTTAATTCTCCTAATGAGTTAAAATTATTTAGTAAAGTGAAATATTAGACTCTTTTATTAAGTCTACCTAATGCTCCAACGTAGCTTTCGACTAGTGTTGTTGGAGCTTGTTTTACGGCTGAGAACGTTTGCTCAGGTTCAGTTTGACGGACTGGAGCTGGGCGACGATTCATGTAATTCTCACGAATAGCAACGAGCTTTTCGCGATATTCTTCTGGTGTGTTGAAGTTTACGTTTTCCATTAAATTTTGAAGCTTAGAAATTTGAGTATCTGCCAAATCGCGGGTCTCAGCAACAAAGATGCCAGCGCATTCGGTTAGTGATACTTCCTTGCGAAGATCCATGGTGTACTTAACGGATTCATTGAGTTTGTTTTCTAAGTCTCTATTTTGAGCATAAAGTTCATCGAGAACGTTGTACTTCTCGGAAGGAACATCAATGTAATGATTTTCAAAAAGATTCTTTAGACCACCGATAAAGTTTTCGGCAATTTGAGTCTTGATGCCTTGTTCAACGGCGACAGCATTATCTGTCATCCATTCTTCAACAACGTAATCTAGATAGTCATCAACCTTTTCCACAAGGGATTCGGTTACGGTATCAAGATAATTCTTAACATTTTCATCAACTTCTTCAACGATAGATGCTACTTTTCTTTCTACGCGGTCTGAAACTGCGGCTTCAAAGATGGCATCAAGTTGATTGACCAAAGAAGCAGGAACGTCTTCGCCTAAGAGAGACATCAGAGCATCATGGAATTGTGCTCTAGTTTCTTCAGTGGTTTCAACTGGTTCGTCTTCGCCACCTTCTTCCATTTCTTCTTCATCTGAATCTTCATCAGAAGATTGTTCTGGGGCTGCACGCATACCAGCGGAGGCTGACATGGTAGCTGGAACCCCTGGCTTACCCATACCAGCAAAGGTAGCAGGCATTGCATTAAGAACTGGTTGGGCAATCATATCAGACCCACCCAGTGCATCACGTACACCACCTCCGGCACTTTGTCCGTAGCCAGTTGCCATACCGGTAGAGTCTGCTTCAGAAATCATATTATTTTTCTTGTTTTTCATGTGAAAGGAATCCTTGTAAATTATTTATATATTTAGTAACTTTAGGGGTAACCAGGTAATTTATATCCTAGAGCCGATAACCGTTTTGCTTCTTCTGCTTCTTTAGCTGATTTGACTGCTTTAGATAATGGAGATTCTTCATCTCCACTACTGGCTTGTGGAATTTCAAGTGGAACCCATGGTTTTCCTGCTCCCTGTGCAGCTAGTGCAACTTGATTGATACCCATTTTTTTAACATTTGCATCAAAGTAATTTGCACCACTTAAATCAGCAAGATTATTCAACATACCTGCTGCTAAATCTCCAGGTAATCCAGCTGCAAATTTAGCTGCAGTTCCAATTATTGGTAAACTGGTTAAAGCTCTTGGAAGCATTTTGCCAACTAATCCACCTGTTGCTCTAGCCGCACCAGCAAGCCCAGACAATACTTTTCCTGTACCATACATACCCATTGCACCAGCCATATTAATACTAGAATCACCAAACAAAGTAGACTTTGATCCTATACCAGTTTTTTTAACTTTAACTCCGGGAACTGGCATAGCAGCAGATCCAGTTGGAGAAGTGCTAGTACCACCACAAGATCCAGTTGGAGAAATGCCAGTACCACCACCAGAACCACTAGTTCCGGTTCCGCTACCGGGAGTCTGCTCAGTTAAAATAAATGCTTCCAGAAATTCACGATCCAAATTACATGTAATTCTTTTATTTAAAGATTCTACCAAGTAATTTTGAGTTTTAACTGAGAGTGTTGATTTCATGATAATTTGCGAAAGTAATCGTTAAATACTTTAACGATATTTTTGTTTAAATTTCTTTTTGAAGATTCGTGAATTAATTTTTTAGCAGCAGAGTGTTCTCTTTCCTGCCAACTACCATGGACAAACATCCATTCACGACCTTCCATGATTCCATTTACAAATGCATTTGGAGCAGATGGATCAGCAACAATGTCAATGGCGGCTAACATAAAGTCTTCTTGAACTTCTTGATATCCATTCTTGGACTTTAAAGAACCCATACCACGAGTGGATACACCAAGTTGTGCACCTTCATCAATAAGATTTTTTACAATTTTACCCATTGGAGTGTCAAGAACTTTGGCTTTACCATAGACGTTTTTGCCGTCTTCATAAAGTTCTTTTACAATGTGCGAGACTCTATCCAAATTGACAGTAGGACCAGTTGGGTGGTTAAGTTCACCCATCGCTCTTCCCTTTGCAACGTATTCAGTGATATACCGTTTGCACTCTTTGAGTAAAGTGTTTTGTGGATAGATACGCCCATTTCGGTTTTTGGTATCGGATTGCATGAAAACACCTTCAATAAAGTATGTCTTCTCGCCATTTCCGAGATTTTCCTTAATGTACTTAATGTCTTCGGTTATTTCCGTAATTAATTTCATTGTTTAGTCTTTGGCTTTAAAATATCTTTTGCTACATTCTTGTATTGTTCTTCTAAACGATGAGCAGCTTTTCCAAACAAAACTTTACCAGTTTGTTCTTTAAAAGCAACAGCATTTTCTTCTACGATATTTTTTATCATTTGCCGAACGTTGTTTTTCATAATAGTTTCGTTACCTTCTGTGAAAAATTGATGTGCTCTTTGAATTTGATTCCGTCTTCAAATATTTCTGAAATCATTTTTTGTCTGTTTTGTGTATTCAAAGATTCAAACAATTGTTTTAAACTATGGATTTCAGATTCAATAATATTTATACTTGAACCATTTTTAAAATTATAAACCCCACCTTTAAAATTATTAATAAAGTCTAAAAATTCTTTTAGTTCTTTGGTATTTTCAGTATTTGTATCCCTAAAAAATAACTTACGCTCTACTAAGTGTTTAGAGTCTTTTACGGTTTTATCTAATTTTATAGCCAAAGTTTGAATAATGTTTTGTTTAAAAAAATTATTGTTTTCGGCTAATAAACTTTTAACTCCGTGTTTTAGTAATAATTTTGTGGTAGGTATCATTGTTATTGTCCTGCATCCTCTGCTGACATTCCCTGTGCTGCCTGTTGTGCAGCCATCGCAGCCTGTTCTTGTGCAATACGTTGACGATCAATTGCCATTTCTTTCTCAAGACCTTTGAGTTCTTCAGGAGTGTAACGCAAGATATTGCGTTTAATATAGTCTGTTGAGAAATATTTACCAACATATGGTTCAACATACGACAACATTTTAACACGTTCTGCAAGTATTTCTGCTTCTTTTAAGTCCCAGAAATAATTATCAGTAGTAAAAATAACATTGATGTCATTCTTTAAATGACGCCAGTCTTCATCTGTCATTACACCTTTGAGTAACAACTGGACTCTTAATGTATCAAGGAATAACCTTGAAAATTGAAAACGAAGCCGATCAATAAACTTATAAAATTTAATTTCTTCACGGGATATTTCTGTGGATCTACCCATGTTAAAACCATTTGTCTCTGGTTGTAAACGGCTCATTGGAACGTTCAAGCAACCATATAGTTTCTTTTTGAAGTATTCTGCATCTTCAATTTGTGAAAGAGATTGGGCTCCAGGAAGAGTAGTAATTTCTGTACCACGTGAACCTTCACGACGAGGTAACCAGTAATCTTCCAACACAGACATATGCTTACGCTCATCTCTTACTTCACCGGTATCTTGGTTATATGTGAGGCGTGTGCGAAAACGACTCATCATATCACGCATATATTGTTCAGCTTTTTGCTTTGGTAACTGACCAACATCTACGTAAAAAATACGACGTTCAGGTGCGCGCGCAATTCTATAAACCAACAAGGCATCTTCCATTTGACGCAACATGTTTAGTGGGCGAATTGCTTTATGCAAATATCCTAAAATACGTTTGCTATTTAAATCAACCAAGCCAGATGGAACATAGACAACACTGTCCAACGATAAATGAATACCTTGGGGTCCAGTAAGTACATAAGATTCTTTATCTGTATTTGTGTAAATGTAATATTCTTCGATATCTTTAATTAAAGATACCATTTGATTTTTTCCAGATTTATCAACTTCTTTGTGTACCTTGCGAACTTTTTTAATCTTTAAAGGATCAACTGGTATAATGTCTTTGATACCTTCATTTGGTAGTTCTTTATCAATAACCAAATTATAATAAATCTTAGAATCAATATACCATCGTCTAAAAATTTCATATGATTTATGATTAAAATCTAATAGATGTAAGATTGTATCAAATTCTTTATATATTTTTGTTTTGATTTGATCAGAAACTGGGCAGTGTGTTAAATCTAATTTGACTGGTTTATGATCGGTTCCCTGAACTATTGAAGCATTTACAATTTCATCAATTGCATTATCTAATTCTGGATATACAGACATATTTCTGTACATGATAATCGATTGAGTTTCATCGCGTGTAGATGCTGCATAGTCAAGAGCTGTACCAAAAAACCCACCAGCTTCAATTGTAACCGTACCATCGTAAACTTCTGGTGCGGTTATAGCCTGTACAGGACTAGCCTGTTGTAGGCTTTTCTTGTTCTCATCCTTTTTCTTACCAAAATAAAATCCTAATAGCGGTAGTTCCATGTTTCACCTTGTTAATCTTTTGTAATATCACTAATTTCAATATAATCAAACGCAATAATAACGTTAAAACTATTTAACGTATTTGGATTACCCATATTAAGTGGAATCGGTTGAATTCCGGTAGGCCAACAACCATTCAAAATCCATTCTTTTTGTGGATTTTGATTACCATTTATATCTAAATGTTGAATTTTCCAGTTATATGCTTTATAATCATCTGGATCTATTGTGCTAACATTGGTGTCATGATTATTAATAAAATCTTGCCATTTTTGGATTCGACCCCAAATGTTGTTGCTACCAGTATCATCCCATACATTGAAAGACCACGTACCATAATCTCTTTCTCCGGGATAGTGATACCATCTTCCAAAATGTTGGTAACTAATTGTTTTTACTGCTGAATTTGGAATTGTTGTAGCGCGAACGTGATAATCGGTAAAACCACCACCAGTTGGAAAACTACCCGTAATACGAAAACGGTTTTTTCTATTTCCACCAAAGAAATTGTTTTTAAAATCATTAATAAGCATTTTAATTATTATAATTGTCTTGTATTTTTAAGTAATCAAAAGTTAAAGTAGTACTAAAAGAACTAAAGCCTGCATCTCCCATATTTAATTCCACTTCACCTACAACCGATGGCCAACATTTATATAGTGTTATTGTTTTTAACAAACCACCATTTGCATCTAATTGTTTTACAATCCATGTTTTTTGTAAAGTATCATAATTAAAATCATTAGAATCTACTAAATGGTTGTAATGTCCATCCATTAATTCTGACCATGTGTGCATAGATTTCCACAAATTTTGAGTATTATTATCATCGTATATACCAACTGCCCATGTGCTGTACTGTCTATCTCCGGGCAACAGTAACATTCTACCACGATAAGGAACCGGAATTGTATTTATTTGAGTTCCCGGTAAAGAGGCCGATACCATTTTAAAGGTGGCATCGGATTGAGTATATGGAACCTTTGTGGGCCACGATGGAACAACAACAAAACGATTTGCACGGGTTCCTCCATTAAACCCGTTTTTAAAATTAATTATGGAGTTTTTGTTTGCCATTATTGTGTTATAACAGTTAGTGATATTTCAAAACTATCCAAACTTAAAATTGGTTGAACAACAACTGACATATTAAGTGATGTAGTAAAATCATCATTGTTTGTACTATCACATGTAATTTGTGTAGATGCTGTAAACAAAAATTGACTATACCTGCTAATAGCCGTTCTGATTTCCGATGTTACAAATGTTCTTGTTTGTGTATCATTGGGTTGGAACAAATATTTCATACCAATATTTGTTAAATCTTGATATATTGCAGATTTAAGTTTTGATACACCAATTCGATCTTCAGCTATAATTGTTGCATTCGCTGTTACACCAACTAAATCAGCTCCTAAGAAATTAGGAGCACTTTGATTATTTACAAAGAAATTTAAACGATTTGTTTTTAATGATTCCTTTAAACTGCTACTCCATTCAATAGCATTGCTTATATTTCCATTCAATACTTTTGCAAGATTTATACCAGCAACAGTTAAATATAGCTGATTTCTGTTTTTAGATCTAGCAAAGAACCCACCTACATCACCTACTGCTGGGATATTGTAAGTAATTTTACTACCGTTAACTAAAGATGCAGTATCTAAGTCCGCAACCGTTTTAATACCATACACATTAAATATTCTATCTGCTATTGCTCCAGTGCAGTTACCAGACAAGGCTACATAATTGGCTAGGTTCAAACCATTGCCTGTAATACCCGATGAATCGGCTGCAGATGGGAAAATACCAGTAGCGTAATTTTGAGAAATTAACCATTGAACTAAATTACTTGTTGCTTCTTGACCAATAATAACATCTAATTTTTTATTTGTATCTGTTTGATATTTGGTAAATCCTGTAGGTCCACCCGCAACAACTAATGTTCCACCATATGCCAGATAATTAATTGCATGTAAAAAGTCAGTACCAACAGTTCTTGGGGTTATACGGGTAACATTTTGTACAACACCTGTGTTTTCAAACATTCCGTAAGTGCCACCTGAATTTGGTGCACTTATCATAAAACCAGGTATGTTAGAAAGTTTATTTAAATCGCCTGCTAAATCTTGGGGATTGGTATATACAATATAAGTATCGCCTGTAGTTCCCTTTGGTGGGGTATAATTATATCGTCTGGAATAAATTAGCCATCCAAACAAACCACCTGGATCATTGCCTGCAGCACCGGAAACACCGTTAAATGTTATACCGGCATACGTTGAACCCAGTTGCATGCCTGCTAAAAGAGTTACAGATGTACTTTCTTTAGTATACTGGTTAGTGCTGAGAAATGAGCTTAATGATGGCATTTAGATTCCTTATTCTGTCAAAATATTTAGCATTTTATGCTGGGTACCAAATTAAACCACCTTGCACAAATTCTTCACCATCATCTTCATTTTTTTGTTGTGGTGATATTAATATGTTATCATCTTCTGGATTTGATCCTTCTTCGTAATTAAATTTACCTTGTTCGATCAAATCTGCGAAATAATCTTGTCTGGTTAACCATGCAAAAAACACTAAAGACATCACTAAGTCGTCGTGGTGACCATCTTCGGCTTTAAAGGTGTTAGACTTTGACACAAATGCCGTAAGTTCTGCAATTATTCTTTCATCATTTAATAAAATTTTGTCTTCTTCAATTAATCGCTTAAGAATAGCACATCCAATTTTTTTAGTTTGGGCTGTAGTACGGATTCCCATTTCATTTTTACCAACTCCACCAAACCCCTGTGACAAAATTTGTCCTTTTCGTCCAAGTACCTTTGTCATTAAAACATTTTCATATTCTAAATCGGTATGTAAGATTCCTGAAACTTGTCCTCCCAGATCGTTTGTTTCTATTAAAACAAATGCATTATTATATAATTTGGCTGCAGAATTTAATACAGTTGGATAATGAAATGGACTTATTGTATTATTTCTATAGGTAGATACTACTTGATACGGTGTGCTGGTACCATCTATAATGGTATATGCAGAGTAATCGGCACCTTGCCCACGTGAGACATCTGCCTGTAAGAAATACGTATGATCTTTTTCAGGATAGGCAAATATTCGCAAACCTTCATTTGTTTCGGTTAAAGGTTCTTCGCCAGCCAAAACATTTAATTTGCTAGTATTGATTAATGTATTACTAGAACCTAAAAAACTACATCCATACTCTTGTTCAAACTGTTCAGGACTTGTATTAGCAATCTGCTCTTCTGCCCACACATCGTCTCTTTTTGGTCCACCTGGAGATATAGGAACATCTCTCCAACTTACTTCTACTGGAATAAATTTATTTTTTTGTTTATGACCTTCTACTCTATTTGCATCAACCCACAATTTATGAAAATGATTAAGTCCATTTGGAGTAGATACAATTACAAGTTTTGTAGTTGTACCAGCTGAAATTGTTGGATATGTTGATGCATAAAATTCTTCTGCAATATGTGAAGGTAAGAAGGCATATTCGTCTAAAAGAAGAAAGTTAAATGAACCACCGCGGATTGCAGCAGATGATGTTGCATCACACATTACTCTAGATCCGTTTTCTAGCTTCATCGATGTCTTATTCCATTCTACGACACCTTGTTGCAAAAACTGCGGTAAGTTTTCATATGCTAATTGTAGTTTAGAATATAATTCATCTTTTGCTGTTTTCAATCTGTTAGCCAAAATTGCAACGCTAACGCTTTGATTAAATGTTATGTAATGACAAATATATCCAATTACCGAAGTAGATTTACCAGATTGACGAGGCCATTTTGAAATAACAAAACGGTTTTTGTGAATTGAATCAACAAATTTTTGTTGATAATCATATAACTGTAAAGGCATAATACCTTTATCAAGAGTTTTTACTTTTACATACTTACTACAAAAATATACAGGATCATTAGCACACTTGATATATTCTTCAAGCTGCTCTTTTGAATATTGTATATCTACACCCGGTGGTTTTAATTTTGAGTTATTTCTATACCCAAAATTACTGCTGTTTTGCGCCTTCATGTACAACCTCCACATCAATTACTTTTTCAGTACTTCGCTCTTTATTTAATAGATTTTGTAAATCTTTTGTTGATCCAACAAATAATGAATTATTAGTTTGAGTTAATTTAGTGGCACTGGCAGAGGTAATATCTTTGGCACTTTTATGCACAGAAAGAACATTGTTATTTAAATCTGCCATAGTTTTTAGCATTATAGCAACTACTTCAAATGCACGAGGACTATCTGATTCAGTTGCTACCTTTAATGCACTTTCCAAAGCAATGTTACCGTTTTGAATTAAATCTTTGAGATTATTTTGAACCATCTCATAGTCTTTACCAAAATTATTAGAATTAAAAGTTCCACCAGTTAAATTCTTAGAAGACTCTGGTCTAGAGGGTTCAACATCAAATAATTTTGCTAAATTTTTATTTAAAGCCATTGTATTAATCTATTTCTATAATTGGATTTATATTGGTAATTGTAGTAAAACTCTGTACTTCACCAAAGATCCATGATTTGGCTACAAATTGGAATGAAGCAATATTTAAACGACGAGAAGAAAAATCACCTTCATATTTTTCAGTTATACTATTACTCTGCATAATAATAGGAATATCAAGATTTGTTTGCACATCATTCATCTCTAATTTAATAGTATGATCTGGAACAAAATATGGCATTATTTGTTCAATAATTTGAAGTAAATCATCTGTGTGTCGGGTATATGCGTATAAATTAAATACAATATTTACAGGAATCTGGCTTTTAATTTTATTTCCATTGGCCTGACATACCCCGTTAACGCTTTGATTTGTATTAAGAGCATATCTACCCAATCTTCTGGATGGATCTGGTGACACACTAGACATCATAAAACTTATAATAGGCACTTGTATTTCAATACGAGTACCTTCGGTGATTGATGATGGTTGCAATAACCGTTGAATAAATTTTTCTTGAGGCGCGTAATGTACTGGAACGCGAATTAAAAATGGATTACCGGTATCTGGATCTTTATGTTGTATTTCAATATTACTAAACAAAGAACCAAATCCAACAACCACTTTTCTTAAATTTTCATTATAAAAGTTTCCAAACATTTAAGCTCCTTTATTAACAACTAACATCCGAGTTACATTCATCAAACGGATTATTGGGATCAAATCCATAACTTATTCCTTCTTGCTGAAGAATGTCATTAACTCCCATAGTTGTACCCAGTATATTATTTAAAGGAATTACAGTAGAGCCAGAAAGACCTCTTGTTGTTGTATAGGGTGAATTGATTGCAGTGTTTGGTGTATCGATCTTTTCGTAGCTATAAGTAAACAACTCTGCAGTTATTTGATATGAATATAACTTACCTAATGGATATAAAGGATTTTCATGTTCTACAAAATTAATTTCAAACAACGATTTGGATAATGGAAAATATATCAGATCACCTTCTCTGGGTCTTATAATTGTAGCATCGTATGTTGTTACTTCTTCTTTAAATCTTTTACGCGCAAGTAATAAAGATATTTTATCACGAATTTCTAATCCAAATTGACTTATTATATCAGTACCATCAAATCCTTTATAAGATTGAATATACATTTCGATAGTATAAATTTTTTCAAAAGAAGAAGCTGGATCTTCACCAAAAATTTTATCTATGCTAAAATATTTTCTAGGTACATAATAACAATCCTGACCCATGGCTTGTATCAATTCAACGGTAAAACTTTCAACCAATGATTGTTCTGGGCTAAAACTTGTAAGATTAAGGTATCTATTTGTTGCCATTTTAACCGATCATAGGCTCTATTGGTAGTTCGTGTGTTTTTAGTAAGGTGGCTTCGATAACATCTAATTCTTTTTGAGCATCTTGCATTATTGCAGCCGAATTTATAGAAGCTCCACCGGGAAGTGGTATACCAGCAAATTTCATTAAATTTTGAGCCCATTGTTTCTTTAATAGTGCTGCATAATGTCTTTGAAAAATACGATCACTCCACACTGTGGGATGGTAATCAGGATTAACCTTTACATAAGCTTCAACCATTAAATATGAGCCGGGTGGAATTAAACTGGCTTGAGTTTCTAAAAATAATCTTTGAGTAGTATTTGTATACGTAAATGAATACGGATAGTTAAATACATCATTTATTAATTGAAGATAGCTCATAGATTCCATATAAGTTGCCATTGGGCCTTGAGCTAAACCACCTTGATTAAAATATAAACCAAAGAAGTCAAATAAAGTCATCTGATACCGCAAATCAAACATATAATCACCAACAAGGTTACCCGGAGCATACACTTTGTTTATAGTACGTATATCACTGGCCATTGGCCAAAACCCCGTAGCTCCTGTCTCAGACGATATAACGTCTTGTGCACCCAACCCATAACCAAATTGTGATACATCAAAATACTTCTTTGCAACATTTTCTGCAGTTACCGGAACAACAAATTGTGCTCGTTCATTAAAATTGTAATGGCGTTCATACAAATACTCAAGAGATTCGTCTAACCGATCATGTGCCTGTTCTGCATCAACATTTATTTGAATTACAGGAGCACCGAGTTTTCTATATGTAAAATCAATAAAATCTTGACGGGTAGTTATGGCCATAGAAATATTTATGAATTCTCAATAATTTTATTAACTTGAGAAATCAATTTTTCTTTTTCTTCGCTCGATCCTATTGTTACTTGAATAAGTTCTAATTCTTTTGGATCAAATGCTTCAATCATCTCTTTTCGCAATTTAACTTCTATTGGTTTAAAATTTGGGTCATAATTGCTAAATCCAGGCATTTGCATTGGACAATTTAATACTGGATAATCTAATTTTGAATAGTCTGTACTTTCTGCCATTAACCATGTGTGTGGTTTATCACCACATCCACACCCTCCACAATAATGTTTTGTAGAATCTACAGCACTTTGTTTTAAAAATGGACAGGTGGTAGTTAAAGTACCTCCACCAAAACAAGAAAGAATTCTTAATTGTTTAGTTGGAATATCTGTTTTAGTATTTGTCAAACCGCGTGATGCCAAAGACGCAGCAAACATAATCATTTTGGTAAACATAAATTTTAAATAGTCGAATAATTGATTGACATTCCAGCAGGAACTATATATTTTTCAATAAATGATTTATACGAAATAAATTTTGATTCTTGTGAGGTGCTTATTTTAATTTCTATAGTGGTATACGCACCGGTATCTATAAAAACGCTATCCCAAGGTATTCCCAATAAAGAACATATTGCGTATTTTATTGCGGCAGGTGTACCTTTACAATTAAAATAATTTGTATCGGCTTTAATTAAAAAAGTTCTTAAATTTTGAATAATACTTTGAAACTCTGTTGTACTAAAATCAGCACCAGGAAAATAAAAATCAGCCAATGCTTCTAGAAATACATCATTTGTAAAAAGTGGAACTCGTAGTGTTTCCCAATTTAACTGGGCACCATAACCATATTCTTGACTCAACAACCATCTTAAATAATTTTTTACAAAAGGAATAATCGTTACATTATTTGGATTATCAGAATATTCTTTTAGTATCCATTGTGGAAATAATGATTCTACTGTGAGCTTATCACCCAACCAAGGTTTATCTAAATTGATATAATAATCACTACCTGCTGCAGTAGAAGCAGTTTCTGACAATAAATTCATTTTAGTGTCGAGAGATAAAGCTAAATTGTTTAATAGTAATATCATTGTGTATATACTAAACGTATTCCAGCAAGTTTTCTAGCATTTAGATAAGTCATTAATGCTGTTTGATTTGATGCAGATAAGTTCTCAACATATACATTTACTGTGCCAGGTACGCAACAATCATTAACAACAGTAATATAATCTTCACTTTCAGTGCCACTTATACCCGATCCTAAAATTGCATTAATATAATCTGATATGGTTACACAACGATCTTGACCAGTTGCTTGAAAAAGTAAACTGTATCTTGCACGATCAACACCAATTAAATTATAGCCCCCTGTTGGCAAATCATTTGTATTAAATTGTGCATCAGATCTGGATGTAATGCTTGCATTATTTGAATCAGTTCCATTTGTTAAAACAGCTTTAATTAAAACAGTACTTGATGACGTTAATGTTTTAGCACTTGGAAAATTATTTGTAACAATATAACCCTGAGGTCCATTGATTACTGTAAATGTATTTTGGTTTCCTGTTGATGCTGTTGAAGATTTATCAACCCTAGTCCATTTATTCACTACACCAGAATTGGTTGTGCTTTCATAAAATGTAATTGTCCGGGGATCCACCGTATATGGAAGTTGACATGATTGAGTATCATAGTCATAATTTGTATAACTAACAACCTGTGTTCCCGAATAAAGAGTAGTGGTTTTTGCAGTTCCAGCAGGAACAGAATTTATATTGAAAAAATATGCAATAGCTCCAGAACTTGTTGTAGCTTGAAATGTAGTATAATCCTGTAATGTTGCACCAACAGCTGTAATAGTTCTTGTAGTGCTTGCTCCTTGAACTGGAGCTATAAGAACAGAATTATTAGCTGCAATACCCAGTAAACTATTTAATAAGGTGGTTGTGGTAGCAAAAGAATTAACATAACCAAACTGTGCATATACACCATTATATGCTGTTACAGTGGATAGCAAATTAATTAATAAATTTGCTGTGCTTGCATTGTTTGCAAAATCTATATCAGCCAATTCAGGTTGTTTTGATAAAAAAGAAATTAATGATGTTTTAATATCATCAAAATCCAAAGAAGCGACTGATAAATTTTTAAGTTGGTAGGTCATTATAGATTAACCTCTACAAAGGTAGTAGCATCTGTTTGGGTTGATATTCCATCTGTTATTGAATATGTTACTGTAAATTGAAAGCTATCTTGAGAAGCATATGTTGTATAAACAGATATATTATACAATTTTGGAATAGCAGCTTGAATAGATCCAGCTAAAGATGCTTGTAGGGCTGGAAGATTTGCTTGACCATTAAAAATATAATCAAAATAATTAGATCCAAGATTCATACTTGATAGTAGTTCACCTTTTTGTGTTTTTAATACAACTTCTATGTACTGTGCATAGGCATTAAAACCACTCACTGTACCAATATCTTTTTTTGGTCCAGATACATTGATTTTTTCTAATAATATTGAAAAATCTTTTTTAGCCATCAGAATATTTAGATCATGGATAATATGGACCACCATCATCAGAACCACTATAGTCTGGAGCTATATTAGATAATGATAATGCAGTTTCATGCGTTCCAGAATTTGTGAACACATGTTTGATTCCCATAACGTAATATAAACCATTTAATACAGAATTTTCTTTTGAATAGGGATATCCACTTATTCCGTTTAAACGAACAAGCATAACTTGACCAACCTTTAAATTAAAATCTCCAGCTACAGTAACATTTACTTTTCTTCCATATTGTAATGCATCTACAAATTCTGAACGTTTAACTGGAGTTTCTACTGGTGTATTCCAAAAAGAAGCAACATTTAATCTGTATTTAATATATGCTTCATATCTGGGGTTAACGTCCGGACACACACAACTATATGGTGCAGAAGGAGTTCCCCAAAGACAACCCAACCAGTCTGCACCCAACGTAATATCATTATTAACTTTATCACATTCTGCATTAGAAGTATCAAAATATATATCAACTGGGAGCGATGAAGTAAATCTGTTGATAGCTGGTGGACACCCAGTTGGACCTTCCCATAATGAAAAGCCTCCAGAACTTCCAGAACTTCCGGATGTTCCTGCTACTGCACCTTTATAAAATCCAATAGCTTCTGCAATCTCTCTTACTGTATCAAATTTTTCAAAACATTCTTCTATAGATCCAGGTGTGCTAGTAACACCTCGTGTAATAGAGGAATTAGCACATTCATAAGCATCACGACTAATAACCGGATAAAATCCTGATTGATTTTCACTATTACCGTATGTGTATATTTGTTTTGATGACATTTAATATCCTAACTTTAACAATTACCATCCAAGACATTTTCAATCCAAAAAGAAGTTACACGTGTTTTTGCATCAACTTGTTCAATACAAACTCTAGCAATATGGTTTATATCACCGCCACTAACACCTATTACAGAACTTGTATTAGCACCTATTGGTCTGAATTTAAATGAGGCCGATGGTGGGCTTACCCATCCTGGTGGTAAATATGCACCCGATAAACCGCGTTCATTTAAATTGATTGCCCAAGTATCATCCTGTGTTGGGCTAGATTTTGTACTAGGATCTAAACACCATTTTTCTAATTGGTGACTATAAGTTGTACACCCAGATGCACCACCAGATTGACTACCAGATGCTCCAGAACTACCACAAGTTCCACACGTTACACCTTCATGTCCTGGTTCAAATAATATTTTATTCCATTTATATCTGTAAAATTTAGCAGAACCTGGTAAAGTTGGGTCTTGTGCACATGTTACCCCATAGTACGTATTATCTGGTTCATATCTTTGAAGAACAGCAAAGAAACAATCTTCTTTTTTACCCATACAACACAATGAATACATTACAAAATTCTGGGCTTCAATTTTTCTAATCTCTTCTAATCTATTGGCAGCGGCTGATGATCCAGCTGCTTCACTAGAAAATATATCATATCTAATATCAATAACTTTTTGTAAATAGGTATCTGTTCCTTTTATTCCAAGAGAATTACTTGTCGTAGGAAGATCTTTTTCATCTGGATAATGTGGATGTATCGGTGTCAAGTCAAACATGTTTTTCCACATATCTGGACTATCCAAATATGGCATGTAGCCACTCTCGCCCATCAATACCATATTATAATAGCTATTCTGAGTACCGTATTGATTTCCTAACAGATTGGTTGTTGATTTATTATTTGTAGGTGTTTGACCATCAAAATATCCCCACGGACGATCAATAAAAATATTATCTCCACCTTTGGGGGCAGTTGTTCCCCGTCCATATATACTTACTACATCAATATTATATTTTTGTCCATCATCTTGAAATTGGAACGTAAGATTTTTTAATGTAGTATTTTGTTGAGCTATTTCTAAATCAGCTCCCGTTAAACCATTTGAACTAGAATCTAAAATAATAGAATCTAAGTACTTTGGAGTTTTTCTTATGTAGTAATAGTTTTTAGAAATCCATTGATATGCTGGATTGGTAGCAGCAAAGTATGCTTTTCTATAATACGTACCATCAATATTTCTTGTAACTTGATCACCATCAAAAACTGCTACACTTCTCACTTCATCTATTACAGTTAAAGCAGAAATATCATCGGCTAAGTTACGTTCAAAGGATTTAAAATTCATTGCCCCATCAAAAGAAGTCCAAAATGCAAAATTTGCATCTCCTTTATTATTTACTGCACCATTACACAAATACTGCATAAATTCAATAACATTATCTGGTATCGCTTCTTCACCACTGTTATAGGGAATTAAAGGACGATATAAGAAAAAATTTGATGCAAAATCATTATATCCATAAGTTGGAGCATTACACACAGTTCTTAATTTAACTATTAATTCATTTATACCAAAAACAGTTGGTTTTTTAATTCCTAGTAAATTGTTTACAGAATTTTTAGATAAAAAGGTATAATGTTGATTAGTAAAATTAATTGCAACTAAAGTTATTTCGCTATCTGACGCAGCATTATTAATATAAGAAACACTTGTTATAGGAAAAGTATAACTATTTCCATTAAAAAATTGAAGAATAATATTTTGTATATCATTTTTTTGTATAAATGATACAATATCGTTTAAATCTGTTACAACAAGAGTACAGGCTGGTAAGGTATCTGTTACGTTTTCTACCATTTCAACTTTTTCAAAACGACACTCTGTGTTTTGTTTTACTATATCAATATTAGTTGATGTTGATGGTGATTGTAAAAATAGAGATTTTACACTAGAATATGCCGGATTAAAATTCTTAGGATTTGCCATATCAACTATACTTAGCCGTCACAAATGAAGACTGAAGCACTCCTAACTGAGAAGGAATAAAAACTTGAATTTGTTTAGAGTTATTTTTTACAGTTTGCAGGGTTGTGTATAATACAGGAGAAGTAATACCTAATAATGGAGTAGATGATGGTAAATATGTATCCAATGTTGGATTAGATGATATGCTTTCTTTATCTATTATTTTTGCATCATATTCTAATACTTGTGAAAGTACTTTATCTGAATATAATTTTTTATTTCCAGTATAATAAGTTCCAGCCCAAGTAAATGATCCATCATTATTTTTTTGTAATACAGTTACATTTTCAGCAGTACCAGTAACATTTATAAACGGTCCTGTTCCACCATATTGAGTTCCAATTATCATATTGCCATCATAATATGATGTACTTTCAATTAATGCAAATTGTCCTTGAATATTAAAATTACCAGTATAACCAAAGTTATATGCTGCACCAGTATTACCAGTTGCAGGAACAATTATGCTTCCAATTGGAAACGCGGTTCCTCCAGTTACTGCTCCCGGTGAGGGTAATAATATTAAATTAATTTTGTCAGCATTGTTTTTAGAAAACAAAAATGCATTTAGTGTTAATAAATCAAAAGGATTTATTGTTTTATTAGCACTTAAAAAAGTCCAAAAATTATTAGTATCAGTATATGTCTGATAGGAAGCTTCGATAAGTGTAGTTTTATCATCTACTGAAATAGTATTTGTATCTAATTGTTTTTTAGTAATATCCAGATAAGTAAAAAAATCAGAAATTACAAAATCACCGATTGAAGTAGTAAATGTTGTTTTTGGTAGGTTATTAAAAAATTTCATTATCTACTCCTTGGGTCTGGACCGGGAGATGAGAGGAAAAAATCATTTCCACCTTGTGAATATACCGTAGATACTTCTGATTTAGACAATACAGTATTCATACTTGGATCATATGTTCCGGTTTCAAACTCTGTAAATAGTAACCCAAGTAATGTAATACTAGATCCACCATTTGGTAAGTATCTTATAACTGGATCAGATGCATCATTTTTTTCAACTTTAATAGTTTCAAGAACACAGACTAAAGGCTCACCCATCCAATTTGATGATAAAGGAGCATTTGTATTGCCACCTACATTTAAAGGTATTTGATTTCCCGGAGATACTTGTAAAACCCATAAATTTTGAGGATATGATCGTTCAGGCAACCCTTCTACTACCGTAGGATACGAACACTTTCTAAATGTTCCTACGATGTTTTCAATTTCTATACTTTCTTTTTCATTTTTTGGAACCAGTACATATTGAAAAAAGTATTTTTTTCTACCTTCAGAGACCATAGTGTATTCAGCAATATTACTAAATCTTCTAAAAGTAGAGGTGGCAAACATTCTTTCCCAGTAAAAAGTAGCTGGCTGCAACATACGCTTCAACACATTGATTGTGCCTTTGACACCACCGCCTGCGTTAGCAATGCCTGCTGCCGTCAGGACGGGTCCTACTGGATTATTGTTGCTTTCACCGTATTCATGTGCAACTTGGAAGCCTGGTTCCTTTGGCATCGGAAGCATTATATGCTGTTGATTACGCTGAATAACACCACCTCTGGTTCGTTCATAGTTTACCAAAGAATATGGTGCACTATAAAAATTTAACCAAAGAGGTTGTTCAGCTGCTGAATTTGACCCACTGTTAGAAGGATATTGATAGAAACCCATATAAAATATTTAGATATATTCTCTAAATATTAGGATGGCGTACAAAACAATCTTCAATCCAAAGAATCCTAAAAAGTATGCAGGAGACGCATCAAAGATCGTTTGTAGATCTCTTTGGGAGCGAAATGTATGTAATTTTTGTGACGAACACCCAAATATTTTAAAATGGGCTTCTGAAGAAATTGCCATTCCATATTTTAGCCCGGTAGATAAAAAAATTCATAATTATTTTCCTGATTTTTTAATTCAATTTAAAAATACAACGGGGGTACAAACATGGATGGTAGAAGTTAAACCAAAAAAACAAACTTATTTAAAAGAAAATGCATCTAAAAAAGAACAAATTATTTGGACTATAAACAGCGCAAAATGGGAAGCTGCAAAAAAGTATTGCGAGTCAAACAAAATACAGTTTAAAATTTTTACAGAAAAAGAACTATTCAGCAATGACAAACACAAATAATTCAATTATAGGTATTAAAGATTTCTTTTCAAGGCATAGAGGTTTACAAAGAAATAATAGATTTTCTATGTCTTTTTTAAATTTACCAAGAAAAATACCTCAAATTGAAAACTTTGATTTAAATCCTTTATCTGTAACAGTATCTGGAAGAGCTATAGATGGTGTTGCTGATAACTTAGCTGGTTATGGTCTTGGACGTACCGTACCAAGATCACAAAAATTTCCAGAAGGTGTTATGTTAAATTTTGCAATAACAAATGATCACCAGATAACATATTTTTTTAATGAATGGTTTAATGCAATTTATGCTGGTGGTAGACAAAAAGGTAATTATACCAAACCATTTCAATTATCATATTATGATGATATTATCTACGATACTCAAATGAATATAAATTATCTAGATCCAAATGGAAATATAAATGCTACGTATGAATTTTACGAAGTATATCCAGTGGAATGCCTACCTATGGAATTAAGTATGTTAAAAAATGATCTGTATTCTGTGTACAGTGTTTTGATGATGTTTAGAGATTTTAATTTTGTGCTACCAACTATCCCAACAATTTAAATAAGTAATAATTATGGATCCAAATATTTTACAATCAATAGAACAACTAATGCCTCGTTATGAGACTGAACTTCCTTTTAGTAAAGAAAAAGTTACATTTACACCTTTTAGAGTTAAAGATGCAAAAAACATATCTATAATTTTACAAGAAGAAAATAAAAAATTATCTTTAATAGCATTAGTTGACATTTTAAAAACAAATACACAAGGTGTAAATGTATTAGATTTATGTCTTGCAGATGCTGAATATCTATTTTTACAAATAAGATCAAAAAGTGTTGATGAACGATTAAACCTAATACGTAACGAAGAAAAACTTCAACTTTATATTTTTGATATTAAACATAAAAATGAGATCGTAACAGAAACTGTAAACATTTCACCTGAAATACATTTAGTATTAGAAACACCAACAATTAATAATTTAATTAAACTAAACTCTTTAGAAAAAGAAGAATTAATAAAAAGTTGCATCAAAAAGATTGTTGTAAAAAACGAAATATATTATCCAAACAAATTTATTCCAAAAGATTTAAAAGATTTGTTAGACAACCTTCCAATGTCTATGCTCGGTAAATTTGAAAACTTTTTAGCAAATCAACCCGAACTTTATGCTATGTTGGAAACAAAAGATGGTCCAAAGGAGGTCAGCGGGTTTTTAAATTTTTTTATCTTTCGGTAAAGTTTTTTGATTTAAAAGATTATTTTACAACAAACTTTACCTTAATAAATAATTTTAATTGGAACCTGTATGATTTAGATAATATGCTTTGGTGGGAGCGTGAAATCTATGTATCATTGCTAATAGATTATCAAGAACAAAAGAAATACAAAGAAGCAAATAATAAAATTCAAGGTTTTTAACATATGATAGACAATCCAAATGAAGTTGTATTAGATCTAGTTGCAGAGCAGCAAGCATTTAGTAATTCTATTATGTCTGCGTCTGAGCAGATGCAAGAGATACAAAGTAATCCAGACATTATTCGATTACCAGACTCAATGTCATATAATCCAGCCGACGTTGATATTAGTAACAATACTACTGCAGAAGCATCAAAAGTTGCTATGGATTTAACTATTAAATTTGATCCAGAAACACAATATAAAGCATTAAAAGAAACAGTTGATGGTATGCAAAAAGGAATACAAGAACTTGGCAATGAACAACGTTCTAAATGGATTCCTTTTCCAAAAGCATCAAACAACTTTGAAGAAAAACCAATATTAGAACAAACTAATTTAATTTTTGAAGAAAGACGTTCTAAATTTTCTGAATATCCTCGTTGGGCATAAAAAAAGCCCCTTGCGGGGCTTTTCTCAGTCATTCTCCATTTCGGAGAAGTACTTCAGCGGGTCTTTTTCTTCAACATCATGTTCAGCAAGTGTATCCTTAACATCATCTTCGATGCTACTGGACTCGGTAAACTGAGCACGAATATCATCTCCAGTAGCCTTCTTTAGACGAGCCTGAAGTTCTTCATAACTCTTAAACTGACTCTTATCAGTAAACTCCTTGAGAGCATACTGCTTCTTCCAAAGTTCCTCTAGCTTCTTATCCTCTCCACCAAGAAGAGGAGCAGAAGCAGCAAACTCTGAACGATCATAGTTTACGTAACCACCAACATTACGAATCTTAATCTTAAAGTCTGCACCAGTCCAAAAGTTGAATGGATCAACTGCAGTCTCATCCTTAAATTCTGGATGAGCGAGTGCTTGAATCTTCTGGAAGATCTTGGTACCATACTGATAAAGGAAAACCTTTCCCTTATTCTCTGGGTTTGCTGGATCTTCAACAACAAGAATATTAGAGATGTAAGTTAACTTGCGCTTACGGTTACGTGCAATATTCTTATCATCTTCAATACCACTATTCCACAGTTCTGTGTTTGCCTGACAGATTGGACACTTTTCGCCGAGAGTAGTTAGGCAGTTTTCAAACAGCCAACCACCCTTACCTTTAAACGCGTGACTATAAACTGCTACAAATGGCGTATCTTCTCCCTCAATTTCTGGGAGAAACCGAATTACTGCGTAGCCGTTACCAGCCTTGTCAATACCTGGCTTCCACAATCTATCATCCTTGTAGCTGTCCTTGGAAGACATCTTATCAAGACGTTCTGTTAGAGATGCGACTGAGTTCTTACTCTTCTTCTTAAAATCTGAAAAACCTGCCATATTAAATCTTTCCCCAAGGAACTACCTTGGCCTATAGTTGTTATTAGTATATAACCTATTTCTTGTTAGTCAACCGGAAGTTGTTTGTTTTTTCCT